TCAACCTGTTATTGTGACTCAAGAAGGAGTTAACAAAGTCGGAATCATTGTAGAAAAGTTTCTAGTAAATAAATCAGTTATGTATGATGTATTGCTGGAATCTAGAAGTGCTATCAGTGCTATCAACACAGCAAAATCCAAACAGAGTTACATTAATAAAGATCTAACAGAGAAACTTTGTGAAACTGGCATGATTGTTCCTACCATGGATTATGATTCGTTATTTGAAAACAATTTAATACCTCAAACCAGGTCCTAAGTGCTAAATACGCACATGTAACGAACTATTAATTACATTTTATTCTAGTTATAAGGCATAGCACCAACATTGTATGAACGCACTTAAAACGATTCAAGAGAAGATTCAAAAAATAATTCATGGCAATGATCCGGAATTTATTCGCAGAGATAATTTGTCTGCACAAACAGATCCGGATTACATGTTGCATAGTCCACAGGTTGTAGGATATAACACAACCGCGGAACAACATTTTTTGTTTCAAAATCTAATAATAGGATTAGATCCAACCGTATACAGCATATTAGACATAGGATGCGGCCGCGGTGACCTATATGGTTTCTTAAAAGAACTATGGCCTGATCATATATTTGCATACACTGGGTTGGATATGAATCCGACCATGTGTGACTTAGGACGAGAAAAACATGGATTAGATCTAATTAATAGTAACTTTGATACCGCAAAACTAGTTACCCATGATTGGGTAGTTGCCGGCGGTTTCTTTACGCAAAGGAAATGTGCTACTGAGGACGAAGATCTTCGTAAGTTGTTGGTGGACATTGATAAAATGTATCAAACCGCGAATCTGGTTGTTGCTTTCAATTTATTGTCTCCTATCAACACAACAATTCATGAAGGATTCTTTTATGTGCATCCTGGACTAATATTAGACATGCTCATTGAAAAATATCAGTATGTTAACATACGACACAATTACTCAAAAGACGTATATACAGTATCAATTTTTAAATATTAAAACAAAACAAATGAAAAGCATTAATCAACCCTGGGCAATTTCAGACAAGTATCAAACGAGATATGGATCCGTTTGGGCAAACATGGATTTTGTATTTCAAGAAAAAATTTCAGAAGAAAATTTCCGTACAGATCCAATGAATACCGTAATCGGAGAATTGCATATTTACAATCAGAAATTGCAAATGACATACAAGGATATAATTAATTATTCCAAATCCATACAAATGGTGTCGGATGAATCATATATTTCTGGTACTAAAACGGATAAGTATGATGTTAAAATTAAATCACAAACATTCACGCTACAGCGTCATGAACTGAGAAAATTAGCAGAAACATTGACAGAAACATTGATAGTTTCTATTCGTGCTTATGAATTAGGTTTATATTTATAATATATGCCAATATTCGGATTTTCATATAAATCAGATTCGGCTGATGAAATTGTCGGCCGAATTTGTTGTGATTGTGAGGAAACGGCAGTTGAATTGTTGGCTGAATTGAAACGTTTACCAAAGGAATCAGTTGTAAGTTTATTTAATATAACTAACTTGGAGCAGAGCAATGAAAACGATATTTTCTCACATTGTGATTAATTATGCAGAATGGCAGTATGTATTGACATTATCAAAATCTGATGCATTGCAATATCTGTTTTCTTCATACGAAGCAGAGCACAATAAAACTTCTGGATTTTCAATTGAAAAGTTTTTTGAATCCATCAAGCAAAACATTGTGGAGCAAATGATCACTGAAACTGCTCAATATGAGGTAGATGATTATTCTGATTCGTCTGATCGGGTCGATGTGATGATTGATGATCAAAACATCATGTTGGAATCTAATAGCCTCAAAGCACTTCGGTTTGTTTCATATAAATTTGTAGAATCCGGATACATTTTACAGCGCGATTTAGCAGTAGAAAAAATGTTTCGCAAAGACAAAGTAACTAGATATCTTCGTGTGTTTAAAATTATTGATCATACATCTGGTTTATGTTTTAATTGATTGTAATGGCAAAAAAACAAAATATTTCTGATTCGACACGAATTAAATTCAACAAGCCACAATTTAAAATTGGCGATGCAGTTTATTTCACATGGCTCGGACAAAAAAAATACGGATATGTTATACGTTTTAAAGAAACTAGCTGGGGTATTCAGTATACTGTGGAAACGAATAACCGCATGCGATACCCATGCGGAATCCAAATTGCAGAATCACGAACCGAGTATCATACCGGTTGCATCTTATATACAGAAACCAAGCAGCTTGGAACAGACGAAATTACTCGCAGAATTACCCAAGCTCCAGACTCCAGACGAATTGCAACAGTTTCTGCAAACTCCGGCGGGTCGCAAACTGAAAGCCGAATACACGATACAAACCACCGAACGACTCATGATAAGCCTAAGTCAAAAAAATCTGCAGCTGGAAAACGATCAAACAGCCGATCGAATGCTGATCAGTCTAGCTCTGATGGAGTGCTTGCAACAACAAAACGAAGCCGGAAAGGATCTTCTGCTTTAGATGCTGCTATAGAAAAACAACGAAATTTTCTTAACGGGTTCGTGAATCCAGATTAAATTTTAAAATCTGTTATAGGTAAATTTGGATTTGATAATCTCCATTGTAGATATTGTGCACGGTATTTTTCGGCTTCACGTGCTAAATCAGCTAATGACCATGATCGACTTGTATTTTTCGATCGTATTAACTTGAAAAAGTAATCACGTTCGGCATCATTAAAACTGCGATTTAATAAATATCTGATCTCATCTTCTGGAGTTATGTTACGTATAGCCTGTAACTCTTTCTCGAGAGCTACTGTTTGATCAGATTTATAAACTTGACCTAATTTATTTTTTAAAAGTTGCGTATCCACCGGCATTCGATATTCTGCAAATTCTCGTGCAGCTGCATCCGGAGTAAGTTCTTTAGTTTCTACTTTATAAACTATATCCCGCAGATCCTGTAATGCGGCATTATTAACTTGTCTAACAACCGCGCGATATTCTTTCACAGTAAATCCACCTATAGATTTACCGTAACGTGTATAAGATTTTAACAGTCGATTTATACGTCTAGTATCTCGTATTAATCTAAAGCTTTCTCTTGGCTTTAATATATTAATACCAAAAAACTTTTTTAAACCGGCGCCGATACCTATTATAGATCCTCCGGCGATGAATTTTCCAGCTAATGCAGCAAGACCGATACCAGCTCCTATGCCGAATGCAACATTTTGTGCTGTCTGGCTCGGTTCTTGAGAAGTACTATCTGATGGTTCGAATTCGAATTCATTAATGCTACCAGCAGTTTCTCCTATACGTATTCCCTTAACTACACCACGTGGTTGTTTTAATGCTGATCGGAATATTAAATCTATTTCTCGTTTTAATCTTTTATCTTCTTCAGCAATCACAGCTTTCATTTCAGCTTCAGTAACATTTGGATTAGCTGCAGCCCAAGCTTGATTGTATACCACTAACGGTGTAATAATTCGTATTCCGGTACCGGCAACTGCATACACACCTTTACCTATAGGCTTTACTATGCTTGGTATAGATTTTAACATAGCATCAGTTATTTTTCCAGATTCGACAGCTTTTTGCAGTAATTTACCTAGTTGTTCTTTAACTAATGTTTTATTAGTAGCAAGTTTTGTTAATACAGCTTTTTCTGCGGCAGTTAAAGCAGCATTTTTAGTTATAATTTTACGTGTTAATGCTTTAGCTACTGCCTTACCGCCGGGTATTAAAGATAAAACTGTGATTAATCCTGCACTATATTTATCGCCTTCATCATAATACTGTTTAGCATCCGATAACGATATTGCTGCACTTATTACCGGGCCTATGACGGGAACGACTGCAGTTGCTATCGATGATACAAATTTTACATCATGCAACGTTTCACCCCAAAGTTCCTCGCCACGTGTTTTCATTTTGTCAGCATACAGTGTCATTAATTTAGTCCAACCCCGGTGAGCAGGGCCAGATTTTGGATAATTACCACTCAGACCAGAACGCTGGTATGCGGATCCGCCGGTTGAAAAATGTTTAAAATCATCCCACGGTACAATAGCTTTTACAGTCCAATTCCATTGATTTGCAGGAAGTCTATCCATTAAATAACTAACTACTTCTAACCGGTCAGATAAATCCATAAAACTACGTAGGTATGCACCCAGGCCACGACCGCCGGATAATTTCTGAAGTTCTTTAGTTACATCTTTATATTGTTGGATATTTTTGATATTTCGTTCAATAACCTCTTTTGCTTTTTCCTCATCGTCAACAAAATAGCCTTTTGCATTGTAAATTAAATCTGCTACTGTCGCTGCCCAATTACCTCGTCCTAGTGGTACAGTGAGATTTTTTGTGAATTGGGATCCTGGTTTTTGTGATATAGTTGCACCGGGTTGTTCTGCCAATTTAGCACGGATAGCTTCTTCCAGGATGATTGTATCTAAACTTTTCTGCTTCATATTAATAAATATGTTGCGTAACGATTTGGTTATGTGAATTATTTTTCTTATATTTATAGTATAAAAAGAGAGTATTCATTTAAATTTACGAGTCATGAAAAAGTTGTTGGTAGTTATCGCAGTTGCATTGTCTGGTTTTGTTAATGGACAGAAATATGAATTCTTTATGAATGAAGTTATGACGTCATATGCATATACTATGAATTATGATTCACTTTATCTAGCAAGATATGGTAACATACAAGAATTAGGAATGGGTGCTGAAAATAAATATGTAGTCGATCCATCTGAGAAGCTGGTAAAGTTATATGTAAACGGAGTATATACTTCGCAAGCTAAATTATTATCATTTTCAGAAACTAAATCTCAAATATTGTTTTCTTTTCAAGATCATGGTGAAATATCTGGTAAGGATTTTATTAGATATGGAGTATATAATAAAAAACCTAGAATTAATGAACACAAATTTGTGTTATACTATTTTAGTCCAATTGATAATAAAACTACAGTTTGTCATAGTTCGAATGATTAAACATGAAAAATGGGGCATTTGCCCCATTTATTTTTTTAATAAAAATTTTATAAATTATCCTTGAAACCCAAGTGGGGTTAATGTATTTTTTATAAATAGATTTGCATTTTCTGGTTTATTTGGATTTGCCATCATTTGAAATAGTTTTGCAACTTCTTGCCCATTGAATTTTCCATCAGAAGATGATACTAGTAATCCAGTTATATTTGAACCAGGTGTATAATTTTTAAATGATGTTCTCCATGCATATGTACGTTGTGGTGTTTTTTCAACATCAGCTCTCATTGTTACTGGTTTTCCATTCATATCAGTAAATGTAAAAGATACTGAAAAAACTGATGGATTTTTTGTAGATGGTTCAACTGAAATTTTAATATCATCTTGAATAGGTGGTTGTGTACGATCTGCCGGATTAAAAAGTGGATTTTTAAATGATATATCAGATGTATCAAATTTGAATCTAGAAACAACGACTGGATTCATTGGTGAAACTTCAGTCTGTTCCGATAATTTTCTTTTAATTTCTCGACGCAACCCATGTTGATCGATCGTTTCCATAATAGATTTGACTATCAAGTCTTTTTTTGCAGATTCGGATAAATTTTTAGTTCCAAATCTTAACATGTTTTCAGAAAGTAAATTTTTCATATGTATTCCTTTAAGGTTTCTTTTAAATAAATATACGCATCTAAAAAAAACATGATATTTTGAAACTTGAAACTTTTTTCTTATTTTAATAAAAAAATCCTATGATTCGTTACGGTTATTGTTGCATCAATATGCATCTTTCTTTGCAAGGTATTAGAACCGGTCGTACTATGATCGATCGTAAATATCGTGCCGGCGGTTTACAACTTGCTTCTGATATCTCTTTGGCCAATGCTAAAGATTTACTACCTATCCTGCAGTGGAACGAGCGGCAAGGTATCCGTTTGTTCCGCATCGGTAGCGAATTGTTTCCTCGCTGGAATCATTATGAGTTAGCCGATTTGCCAGGTATTGACGAGATCGCTCAGCATCTTCGTGCCGCCGGTGACTTTGCACGTGCACATGGCCATCGTCTTACTACGCACCCTGGCCCATTTCATATCTTAGGTAGTCCCGATGCCGTAGTTGTAGACAATTCTATCGTAGGTCTCGAACGACATTCTGAGATGTTTGATCTTATGGGCTTTGCTCCATCCTTTGACAACCCCATCAATATTCATGTTGGTGCTACATATGGCGACAAGTATTCTACGGTTGATCGTTGGTTGCGTAACTGGGATCGGTTATCTGATAACGTTAAGGCCCGGCTTGTTATAGAAAATGATGACAAGGCTTCCATGTATTCTGTGCGTGACTTGTATGATATGCTGCATAGCGAGATTGCTATTCCTATTACGTTTGACTATTGGCACCATACATTCAATACCGGTGACTTGACCGAGCAAGAAGCATTCTTCATGGCTCGAGAGACTTGGCAACGGCATGGTGTTACACAATGCACTCATTACTCAGAATCTCGTAGACGCGAGCAGCAACTTCTCATTGAGCGTATGTTTGATCATCATGGCATCTCCATGGACAATATTGCACAATGGCCGACATTTCACAAGCAATACAAAGAATTCACCAAGATCAAAGAGCAAGCTCATGCTGACTTTATTACTCAGCTTCCTTGCACTTATGATGTGTCAGATTTAGATATTGAGGTCGAAGCTAAGGCTAAAGAACAAACTCTTATGCAGATAGGAGTACAATGCTGTCAAAATAATGCTATAATATTAGAATAACATATTTATATAATATAAATTAATAATAAAAGGATAAGTTATGCCGTATGTAGGACAAACCCCATTTGAAGAACGTTTAGAAGAAGTAAAAGAAACTATTCGAATCCTAGGTAAAAGTATTGAAGACAACAACATTGACAAAACATCTGTATTGCAGAATTTGTACATTGCAATGAAAAAAATTGAAGCTCTTCAAGAATCAGTCCGTAAAAAATAATTATGCGAAAATCTAAAACAACACACATCAAAGGCTTCAAGCGGCTGCAGTGTAAATACTGTGATCATGTTTGTGAACGAGTTGATGAAAAGGCAGATGCTGTTACATGTTATAAATGTGTATCTAAACTAGTTAACGGTGAACATTTGGAAATACGCAAGTAATCTTCTATTATTTTAATAAACTATGTTAACAGCAGAAACAATAAAATCCAATTGGGAACGTTTTCGCAACGAAATTGATACATTCTTCCCGACCAGAAACGGCAAACTTCATGCCATGTACGATGATTTAGAAGATCGCATCGTTATGATGCCAGCTTCATCAATCGCACATTTTCACAATGCATTTGCAGGAGGTTATGTAGATCACATACTTCGAGTAATGGAATGCACTAGAAATTTGTATGCAACATGGTATTCATCTGGAGCAGATATGTCTGGATACACCATGGAAGAATTGATGTTTGCGGCTATGCATCATGATTTAGGTAAAGTAGGATTTCCAGGTGAAGGTAATGAAGTATATCAGGTAGAAACATCAGACTGGCATCGCAAGAATCAAAACAAAATGTATCGCCACAACGAAAACATTCCGTTCACAATGGTTCCGGATCTGTCTATTTGGTTGCTGCAGGAATATGATGTTAAAATGTCTTGGAATGAATATCAGGCAATCAAGATTCATGATGGAATGTATGATGATGCAAATAAGCCGTATTATGTAGCCAGGTCGGCTCAAGCAAAACTCAAAACCAATATGCCTATCCTGCTGCATCATGCAGATCATATGGCAGCACAAATTGAATTTGAGCGTTGGAGAAACTCACAAAACACTTCTCCAAAGCCAGTAGCCGAAAAAAGCAAAATTCAGAAAAGCAACGGATTGAAAAACCTTGCAGAAAATAATCCGGATGTAGAACGAACATTAACGGATATTTTCAGTGCATTTAATGAGGATTAACAATGATTTGGTTGATAATATTAATAGTAATCTTATTAGGCGGTATAGGTTATGCTGCATATCGAATTTGGTATTTAGCAGGTGTTTTAGCAGATGCTCAAGAATACATTGAAGAACTAGAAGTTACTAATCGTTACATGTATTCTAAAATTTTAGAATCATATGACACCATGCAACGCATAGATCAAAAACAAGCATTTGAAAAAGATGATGATGTAGGAACCACATTCCAGTTATTATCAGAAGTATTACAACAACTTAAGGAACAATTCGATGTCGAAGCGCAAGAAGAAAAGTAATGTGTATTTCACGAAAATAACTGATATTGCTATATCTGCATACAATCATTCAGATAGCACAGTTCGCAGAGAAAAAATATACCGTAGATTTATTTATCCGGCATTCATGAAACTTGCCGAGAACATGATAAACAAAGTTAAACCTACTTATATTGATTCTTCGTTTTTAGATTTACAAACCGACTTAGTAACGTATTTAACGGAACGTTTAAGTAAATTTAATCCAGATGCTGGAAAAGCATATTCATACTACACCAGAACATCATACACATATCTTATCGGTGAAAATGAAAAAGCTTATAAAAAGCTAAAAGCTGACACGGAAGAAATCAACATTGATGACACTCGCAATGTGATCACGGAAATGCATGTAGATGAAATGCGAGAAATCTTGAAGTACTTCATGGATGAATATGTAGAATTTTGTTATGACAATTTAAATTTCATATTCAACAATGCCATAGACATACATGTAGCTGATTCGGTATTGCATATTTTTGAAACTAGAGATGACATTGAAGATTTCAATAAAAAACGACTCTATATTTTAATTCGTGAAAGAACGGGCCTAGATCCATCGCAAACTCCAGTAGTTACCAGAGTTGTTAAAGTACTTGAAGAATTGTATAAACGCATGTTTGCAGAATATGAGAAAACAAATTTCGTAAAACTTCCTTTTTAATATTTATATTTAAAGGGTATTACGTTATGGACAAAAATGATGAACTATTCAAAGGCACTAGTTTTGCTGATTTAATGTCCGATGTTTATCACAATTCTAAAAAGAAGGACAGACAAATAAATCAGCTCATTGCTCAGTTACAACCACTAATTAAAAATGCATCAGATGCCACAATCATTGTGCCACTGATTAAAGAATATCTTGATGTAGCTGTAAAAAATGATGATCATCTTGTTAAACTAACAGCAATCGTACAAAGATTTATTTCTACCAAACAAACTATTGCTGGTGCTGATGGATTACTTTCTGATGAAGAAAAACAACAGTTGCTAAAAGTTGCCGAAACCACATTGTCTGCAGAATTAGAAGATGAAATAGATCGGATTGAAGAAGATGATAGAATTTTACAGCAAAAAATTATAGACGCAAAATCTAAATTAGAAAAGGATATGAATGCCTGATATTCAGTTTGATGTTGCAGAGGTATTAGAATATGATAAAACATATCAATATTTCGATCCGGAAGATACTGAATCGAATACCGACAAACTGTTTGCTATAACGGTTAGATCATGCAGTGATTACTTTGATAAAAAGCCATTCATTGCAAGGCCTGGCAGCAGCAACATTAAACAAATACCATTAGTAGGTGAAATTGTTTTAATCTATAAAACATTCAATCAGGCATCTAATTCTACTAAACGACGAGAATCTTGGTACTATTTAACGCCGATAGACATACAGTCATCTATACATGCAAATTTATTACCTGGATTATCTGGTGGTAAGTCACAAGAACAAATTGATAAAACAAAACCAGGTAAAACATTCAAGTTTCGCATCATATCTCCATTACAGCCATATGAAGGTGATTTGCTTGTAGAAGGACGTTGGGGTAATAGTATTCGTTTCGGTAGCACTGTGGATTTGACC